GCCGCTAGAGAATGCCACGCGCCCTTACTCCTTCTGGTTGAGAAGGAGCGGGCGTTGCGAACGGCGGCTCCGAGTGGAGCTGCGGCTCGGGAAGAGGCGCAGCTTGGCCTATGGTGCTCACGCTGTGACGCGGGAACCTGTAACGATGCTCAATCGCTGACACGATCATCAGCAACCCGTCCCGGAAGCGTTTCCAGAACTGGTCCTGCCGACCGTAGCGAGCATCAATCGCGGATGTCACGGTGAGCAATCCGCGGCGCACCTGTGACCAGAACTGACGGTCGGCATCCACGACGGTCAGAAGCCTGCCGGCTGGAATCGGATGCGGTAGAACCCTCCAAGGTAGACCACTGGCACGCCGTTCTCCGCATCCTTCCGTTGGTGGGGTTGTTCGCGGTTACACGAGGCGATGCGGGTATCGCGGATCAGCACGCCCACGTCGCGCACCGTCAGAATCTCGTCGATCCGATCCGCAATCGCCTCGATGGCGTCGTACGACGACCCGCCACGCACCGCGCGAATGAGGTAGATCGCGTTGGTGAACCGCGACGTCGAGGTCTGGACCTTGTCCGCACCACCGAGATACGAGCACAACACCACCGTGCTCGTCAGAGGCGTACTCTGCGGCGCCTGATCGAAATAGATCCGCGAGCCGAGCATCAGCGTCGAGTTCAGGATGTTGTCGTGGCTCAGCGTTTCCCAGATCCACTGGTTGACGCGGGTGATATCGGCTGACACTCACAAACTCGTGAGGTTCTTCTTCAGACGCGTGACAAATTCGTCGCGCTGCGGCTCAACCGATGGTGTCATGTACGGCTGCGGGTCCATATAGCGCGTGCCAAACTCCACGGGTTCGCCATGCTCTGCTGCCACGCCGATCACGGCTGAATATTCGGCATCCCCGCCGCTGGGCGAGATCACAAAGTCCGGGCGGATCTCTTCGAGAATCGTCACCCGCCGATTCACCCCGCGAGCAGCGGATGTTCGCGTGGTGTAGTCGCTGTCGGTGCCGTTCGTGACATAGATCGACTCGGAGAGCGACCCGGTGTCGCGCGGGGCAATCTGACGAGCGCGCGTCTGGATCTCGGCTGCCGTCTCGTCGACAGCCTTCCGCGTCTGCTCCTTGATGATGCGCGGCAATTGATTGAGCGCACCGATGCGAAGCGTGACCGCTACCGGGAAACTCGCCCGAGCCGTTGCCACGGAATGGGCTCAGGATGTGCCGAGAGAAAACACGCCCACCGTGACGACGGTGTCGGCCGACCAATCCACGAGCACCTGGGCGTTCGCGTCGTTGAACAGGGTCTTGTCGAACGGACCAACGATCTTGCTCGTGCCGGTCGCGACCACGACCGTCAGGTCAGCAATCGCGTAGGCGGTGCTGCCCACGGCATACGTGCCGTTCGTCGTGATCGTCGCCGTGACCGGGGTCGAACCGCCGTTCGCAACAATCAGCGCTTCGCGCCCGGTATTCGGGAACTGGTTGCCATTCGGCATATCCACGGCGCCCATCGCGGGCCAGACCGTGCCGGCTGCCGCCGTCGTTGTGACAGTAAGCGAGGTACGAGCCACCCGCTGATCTCCTTCTGGGACTGATCAAGCGCGGCACTGAAAGAACAGGGGCGGCTTGTGGTGCGTAGGGGAAAACCAGACGCGGGCGGCTATCAGGCGGGCCGCGTCTGGGGAATGATTCGCGTTACTTCTTGGGCGGTCCGGCGCGCTCGCGATCGAGCGCAGCGGTCTTAGCATCCTCGGGCAGCAGGCTGAGACGGACGACGCTGTGGCATGTGGGACAGACGGTCACGTCCTGCCACCTACCACACTTCGCACATTGCCAATCGGCCGGCGGTGCGCCTTCACCGGGATACGGCTTCCCACAAAAGCGGCACGCTGCCGCCGTCTCGGGTTCGTCAGCCACGGTCGAGAGCCCTCCCTAGGTGAGTGTTGGTGTTAGCTGTGCGGCGAACGCTTCCTGCGTCACGCCTTCGGGTGTGGCATTCGCCCAGAACTGGGCTTCGCGGATGGCCCCCTCGAGCCGTTGCAGATGGTGCTGCGTTTCCGCGTACGAGCGTTGGAGGTCAGCGAGCCGATTCGTGAACTGCGCGTCGGTGATGCGGTCGCCCGTGCCGTAGACCGGCCCCTTGAGGAGCAATGATTGCTCGGGGATTCGGACCTCGATCCCGCGACCGCGCGCCAACCCGATCAGGTATTCACAGCACGGTCGCTGGTCGGCGTAGTCGCCGCGGGATGCCATATCCACGCCGTAGATATGGATCACCTTAGCCCGTTCGTGGATCGCCAGCGCGAGCATGTAGGCGATGGTCGAGGTCAGGTAGTCGCCCACATCCTCGACGACCTTCACGAACGGGTACCGGGTGCTGTTCGGGATGCCCGGTTGCAGCTGCCACATATACACCGGGCCTTGGAACTCAGCGAGCCAGCCGATGTAATTGGACGGGCGCCGCGCCGCGATCTGAGTGTCGTAGAGCGTGCGCGGATGCATCTCGAACCACACGTCGGCCTCGCGCAGGAAGCCGGCAACGTACAGGTTGTTCTGCCCCCACCGCTCGACATGCGGCGGGAGGTCGTTGACCAGATGCCGCGTGCTCGTGGCCGCGCCGACGATGGCGACCTCTCTCCCCGTCACGTCAGTTCCTGGGCGATCACTTCCAGCGTGATGGAGACGCTCGTCGTCGAGGCGTTGATCACCTCGAATTGGCGTGTGCCCACCGTCAGCCTGTCGGATGGGCGGATATCGGCGTCGTGGGGGAACTGGAAGCGGAAGAAGGCGAGCGACATGACGTTGACGGTGTTCTCGCGTTCGATCGGCGTGATCGGGTAGTGAACAAAGAAGCACGGGTACGAGGCGACCGTCGTGTAGGTATCCGTAAAGCCGCCGGTCGTATCAACAACCTGCGACAACCGCGACACCGACGCCGTATCCATGAACTGCCAGGCAGCCACACGGCGCGCGGCATTGAGGCTGGCCGTTCGGATCGGCATGTCGCGCGCCTACCTAGACCACGTATACGGGGACACGGTAGGTATCGATCAGTTTCCGCGCCATCGGTGGCAACTGCCCCTCGTCCATCGTGACCCGCAACTCCGGCCCAGCCTGATAGGCATGCACGCCCGCCATCGTCAGGTCGAGCAAGGGCCGCGCCATGATCTCGGCCACGATCAGAGCTAACTGCTTGACCCCCGCCGGCAGGTTCGCGAGCGTGCAATAGCCAAAGTTGCCGGTGACACGGACGCTGTTCGGATAGGTTGGGAACCAGTAGCGGCCCGCGTACGACGCCTTGTGGATCGTCGTGTACGGCTTGCCTTTCGCCGGCGCGTTGCGCGGTTCGAGCCAGTAGTCGGTCGGCGTTGCCCAGGTGTACTCGTACGTGCCGTCCCCGTTGGCGTCCGTGACGACCTCGGTCAGGCTCAGGAAGTCGTCGATCTCCAGCGAGAGCACATCGCAGCGCGGATCTTGCGAGTAATAGCGCGTCTCGGTCGGGTTGTCCGCGTCGATATCCGACGAGGCGTAGAAGCGATGGCCGAGGATATCGTCCACCCACCGTGAGGCGCCGCGCACGACGTCCATCCATGCTCGGTCGCGGTCGTTGTCCTGAATGTACAGGCGTTCCTTGATCTCCGAGACGGTCGCGTACAGGAACTCTGTCATGCCGCCATCGCCGGTACGCGGCTATGCGCCCATTTCAGGATTGACGTTGCGACATACTCGCGCTCTTCGGGCGTGACCCACCACCCGACCGGGATAGCGAGTTCCCGAGACGCGAAGGCGGCGACACCGGGAAGGTACGTGCGCCAGGAAGAGAAGGCGGGATGTTCATCGTTGCGACGGTGAACGGGAGAGCTAGCAACGCCAACCGACGACAAGTAGCGTGCCAGCCCAGCCCGATCCTCAACGAGCAGGGTGTAAAGCCACCACGACGCGGACGGGTCGGTCGGGGGAACCATGATTCCCGGCGCGTCGTGGAGGCTCCGGCTGTACCACGCGGCGTTTGCCCGATGCTGCTCAACAATCCACGCTGCGTGCGGAA